CAATACGTCATGAACACGATTACCGGGTCATGGTGCCGGTTCATGGGCTGGGATGCCGTTTGCTGGGAACTGTACGATGATCATATATTTTTCGGAACCACCGGCAAGGTGTGCAGGGCATGGGATGGAAACAAGGACGGGGAAACCAACATATTTGCCGAGTGCCTGCAGGCGTTCAGTAATTTCGGTTATCCGGCGCGTGAAAAACACTTCAAATTGATCAGGCCGATTATCCAGGTTGCCGGGGCGGACGCCAATGCGTTCGGGCTAAGCATCGGCCTGAATGTGGAATATGACCAGACACCGCCTGCAGGCTGGCCGACGTTTTCCCTTGGCTCCTATGCGCTGTGGGATAGTGCAGTCTGGGATTCGTCCGTCTGGGTGAGCGGATATTCACCGGCAAAACAGGATTGGCTGACAGCGCCAGCCGTTGGGTACAACGTGGCCATGCATGTCCGGCTGACCAACCGGATAACCGATCTGAACTGGGTGAATACCGACTTCATCTTCGAGGTCGGATATGGCCTATAGCATCGTCTGCGGGCCGCAATGGAATGACATCCTGGGGGATTATTTCCAGCGACACGCGGGCGGCGAATACCGGCAGGGCGCGCAATGCTTCGGAATGCTCAGGGACGGGAAAATCATTGCCTGCGTGTTGTTTGACGGCCATAACGGCGCGAGCATCTACATGCACGTTGCCAGCAGCGCCAGGAACTGGATAACGCGCGAATATATCCGTGCCGTGTTTGATTATGCCTTCAGGCAATTGGGGTGCCGTGTTATTATCGGATTAGTGGCTGAAAGCAACCTCAAGGCCCGAAGATTTGACGAGCATCTTGGATTCATCCTGACCGGGAAAATACCCGACGGATGCCCTGATGGCGATTTGTTGATCTATACCATGCCCCGCAATGGGTGCAAATGGCTTGAGGTGCTGAAAAATGGGTAAACCCAAGGCTCCACCCGCTCCCGATTATGCCGCTGCTGCGGTTGCTCAGGGTGCCGCCAATCTTGAAGCGGCGCGCGCCACGTCAAAACTCTCAAACCCTGAATGGGATAATGCCGAAGGCTCTCGCCGCATCCAGTACGGCATCGGCGGTGATCCTGACCGGGTCCGCATCGTTGACACCATGTCGCCTGTGGCTGCCCAGCAATACGGCATACAGCAGGGAATCAATACCAACCTTTTGAATACGGCAGCAGCCGGGCTTAATCGCGTCTCACAGCAGATGGCGACCCCGTTTGATATGTCCCGCGTGCCGCAGGTGGATACCCGCAACGAACAGACCCGGCAGGCGGTTGCTCAGGCGCTGATGGGCAGGCTGCAGCCGCAGTTCGACAAGGACGAGAACTCTGCTAGGACTCGCCTTGCCAATCAGGGAATCACGCAGGGCAGCGAGGCGTGGAACGACGAAATGAACCGCCTGACCCAAGCCAAGAATGACGCCATGATGCAGGCGCAAATGCAGGCAGGCGGCGAGGCATCACGCATGTTTGGCGACCAGTCGGCGGCAAGGCAGCAGGCGATTCAGGAACAAGCCTACCTCCGAAATCTGCCGTTGTCGGAAATCAATGCGCTCCGCACCGGCAGCACGCCGAACCTTCCCCAGTTTCAGTGGTTCAGCGGATCGCAGGTGCAGGCGGCTCCGCTGCTGCAAGGCGCGCAGCTTGGCGAGCAGGCCGCCATTGACCGCTACAACGCCAAGGTAGGCCAGCGAAATGCCCTGCTTCAAACGGCTGGCCAGCTTGGCGGGGCCTTCCTGCTTGGCAGAGAGTGAGGTGATACATGGTTGATATGACGCTATACGGCAACCCTGCCGCAATCGCTCGGAACAGGGCCATTGCTGATGCCCTGATGGGGTCGGCAATGGGTGGGCAGGCGGGTATGCCGCAAGGCGGCGGGCGCATTGCATCGGCTGCCGGAATCGGCTCCATCATCGCACCGCTGGCCCAAGCCTTGGTATCCATGCGCATGAGCAAGCGCGCGGATGATGACGAGGCAAAAATGAAAGCGGCCTATGCGCAAGCCATGCAGGGATATACGGATCAGGGAATGCAGGCCTTGTCCGGCGTTCCCGATCGAGTCATTCCAGCCGTCGAAGGCGTACGTCCAACCAATAACCCCATGCCTATGCTGACTGGCGACCAGAAGTCCGGCTATGTGGACGAACTGCTTGGCGGCCTGAAGGATACGACGATCAAGCCCGCGAGTGTGGAACGTGGCATTCCAGGCAACCCCATGCTGGCGGCTACGTTCTTCGCGCGCAATCCCGAGACGAAGGCGCTGGCCGACGAACTGATGAAGCAGGCAGCCGCCCAATACGCGCCGGTCGATGCGTCCAAGTTCCTGCCGTACGCGCCGGGACAGTCCTTGGCGCAGTCCATTCCGGCTGGCGGCCTCAACAACGCCAATCTCGGTCAGGCGCTGCGCGGCGCGTTTGCGGGTGGCGGAATGCCGAAGATCGAGGGCGACCGCATGATTGACCAAGGGACTGGCAGCGTCAGCAACCTGCCAATGACGGCCACGCAGCAGGCAACAGCCAACTATAACCAGGGCATGCTTGGCTACAACCAGCAGAACCTGCAACGCCAGTGGGCGGAACTGCAGCAACGCCAGCAGCAGTTTGCCATCGAGGCCGGACTGCGCCGCATGGGGCTTAGCAATGATCAGGCGCGGCTTGAACTGGATCGCGCAAAGGCTGACCCGGCCTATCAGGCGCAACTGGCCGCAACCATCAAGCAGGCAGAGGCGGGGGCGCAGCGGCAGATTGAGGAAGGGCAGAAGGCGCGCGACAGCCTGCAGGGCATCGGCATCCTCAATGAAATGGAGGCTCTGGTTCCGAAGACCTCTGATAGCGCAATCGGTCGCGGCGGCCGGGCGGTTGGGGCCTTGTTTGGTGCTGGTGGAGAAACCCGTGCGGCTGACAGGCAGCTCGAAACGCTTGGAAACCAGTTGGCGATGTTCGCCCAGCGTTTCCCCGGCGTCCAGACGGACAAGGACTATGAGCGGATGATGGCTCAGGTCGGCGTCGTGAACGGCTGGAATACCACGCAGGAAGAGAAGGCGGCGGCACTGGCTCAAGCCAAGAAATACATGCTTAACCTCGTCCAGAAGTACGGAACGGCTGAAGAGCGGGCGCAGGCGATCAAGTCCATGCGCAGCGAAGAGGGTGAAGAATCTATAAATTCTCCACAGAGCGTATCGTGACTGGGAAAATACCGAAGGTGAGTATATTGGTAAGT